GACGGAGAAGGAACTCATCAAGGCGTTCGAGAAATACTTGATCAAGACCGACCCTGACATTATCACGGGCTGGAACATCTTTGGCTTTGACCTCGAGTACTTGCTGATCCGCGCGACGATTCACTGTGGGTTGAGTCCGGTCTGGGGTCGCGTGAAGGGCGCGGTCATCGAGCTGGTCGAGAAGAACCTGAGCTCGAGTGCGCTCGGCAACAACGAGCTCAAGATGGTCCCAATGAAGGGCCGGTACGTCTTTGACCTCTTCCAGGACGTCAAGCGAGAGCACAAGCTCGAGTCTTACTCGTTGAACAACGTCTCCAAACACTTTTTGAATGACCAAAAAAACGACATGCCGGTCAAGGAGATTTTCAGCCGATACCTGGAGGGCGACCCCAAGCGCCTCGGGGAGGTTGCTGACTACTGCATACAGGACACGGTCCTTCCGCACAAGTTGATGGTGAAGCTGTGTCAGATCCAGAACCAGATTGAGATGGCCAAGGCGTGTTGGGTCCCCTTGGCTTTTCTGAGCGAGCGGGGTCAGCAGATTAAGGTTTTCAGCCAGATGGCCTACAAGGCCCGACAGCTCAACTTTATGATTCCGACCATCAGAGCGCCGAAATTCCCAACGGCCGACGACGGCTATCAGGGCGCGACGGTCCTGGAGGCGCAGACCGGTGCGTATTACTCGCCAATCACTGCGCTCGATTTCGCTTCCCTGTATCCGAGCATCATGTGCGCCCACAACTTGTGCTACTCGACGCTGGTTATGAACCCGAAGTACGACAACTTGCCGGGTGTGGAGTACGAGCAGTTTGGCGAGTTTCGGTTCGCGCAGGGGGTGGTTTCCCTTCTCCCCACGATCCTCGCAGACCTCAAGGCTTTTCGCAAAAAGGCGAAGAAGCTGATGGCGCAGGCGGAGGGGACCCCAATGGAGGCTGTCTATAACGGTCAGCAACTTGCGTACAAGATCTCTATGAATTCTATTTATGGGTTTACGGGGGCGTCGAAGGGTATGCTTCCTCTCGTGGCGATTGCGTCGACCGTTACTATGCGAGGTCGCCAGATGATCGAAGAGACGAAGAATTACGTCGAGGCAAACTTCCCAGGCGCGAAGGTGAGGTACGGTGACACGGACTCAGTCATGGTCGAGTTTGATGTGCAGGGTCGCAAGGGCCAAGAGGCGCTCGATTACAGTTGGGAGCTCGGGGAACAAGCGGCCGAGCAGTGCACGAAGCTCTTCAAGGCGCCGAATGATCTGGAGCTTGAGAAGATTTATTTCCCCTACGTGCTCTACAGCAAGAAGCGCTACGCGGCGCGGATGTACGAGAAGGGGCGGGACGGGAAAGTCTCTTTCAAAAAGATTGACGTCAAGGGTCTCCAGGTTGTTCGGCGTGACAGCTGTCCGTACGTCCGCGAGACTCTCAAGAAGTTGCTGGACCTCATCCTCGAGTCGAGCGATCCGAGGCCGGCGATAGACCTGGCGCGCGAGGCTGCCAGGGGGCTTATGGAGGGGCGTGTAGAGCCCGAAAGGCTCTTGATGTCTAAGCAGTTGGCTTCTGAATACAAAGTCCCGATGCCTCACGTGGCCGTACGAGATAAGATCAAGGCGCGTGCGCCCGGATCAGAGCCACAGCAGGGTGACCGTGTGCCGTTTGTGATTGTAAAGGGACCTGGGCGAATGTTCGAAAAGGCGGAGGACCCGGTGTGGGCCCGGGACCATCACGTCCCTTTGGACTATCAGTACTATTTCACGAACCAGTTCAAAAAGCCAGTCCAGGACCTTCTGGACCCCTTGGTGAGTGCGGACCTCATCTTTGACAAGAAATTCATGGTCAAGACGACGAGCACGGTGGAGGTGGAGGCAAAGAGGGCGTTCCTGGCCCGCTTCGCCTTAAAAGCTCAGGGTCCTACTTAGGTATGGAGCAACAGATTCTGACGCTCATAGAAGAGGAGGTGACCCGAAGGGTCGGGCTTCGAATGGCCCTGGCCCTTGAGGTCGTCTCCAAGACGTACGACATTCCACTCGAACGGCTCATACGAGACACGGCCGGCCTAGAGGATGCGTTTTGTCGAGGCATCCTCAAGAGCCACAAGAGGTGTCTGAAGAACCCACAAACGAACGGCTACTGCAAATTTCACCAGTGTCAGGCGCCTCCGCCGGCTCCAAAGGTGGTCGAGAGGGTCAAGGCGCCGTGGGAATGACCTCCCGGGCGGTCGAAGACCGCCCGTGCGTCGCGCAACTTCACAAGACTCTTCAATTCTCTTTCAAAATTGAAGAGCCTTAAAAACGTCCGGCGCTTTTCAAACATGTCGAAGGAAACTTTCCTCCTCGCAAGTTTGACAAAGTTCTTTGACGAGTCTGAAAACAAGCAGAAGTTGCACGTCATCCTGGGCGACAAAGGGGGTGGCCCTTCCCTTCGCAAGATTGAGTGGTTCGTGACAAACTACTCGAAGAATAACCATGTGACATATACGGCCCCGAACGGGAAGATGTTTACGGTACACGTCGCCTACAAGTCGAGTCTAGACGGGTACAGTAAAAAGCTTTTCGATCCTTTCTGTCGCACGGAGCGCATCGAGTTCCAAGGACTCTCGACGACGGTCGGGCAATTGAATTTTCTAAAATGGTGTTTGATGAACGGTATCATTGACTCCCTCAAAGGAATGGAAGGGAAGCGAAGCCTCCCTGAAACTGAAGCATCGTGTATCCATAATAGTATAAATACAGGTTGTACCCTTGAATAATTTGGTTCGTGTAATCCGGGAGGAAGGTGAGCTGTAAGTAGGAGGTCTGATATGTCAATTTTGAAAAGTTCAAGTAACCCCCCTGATTGTACTCTTTCGGAGTGAGCCCGAATGAGTACGTGTAGATGTTCTTGGATGGAATAGACAACGCATGCTCTATAGGCTGTTTGAATGAATAGTATAGGGACCCTTGGAAAGTACTGAGAATGTCAATGTTATTTAATGTAATTTTCGCATTATCAATCACGTCGACGAAATTAGAATTGCCCGAAGGAAACTGGAGTTCGATGCCCGTCTGGATGTACTGGGTCGTGTAGCCGTAAGAGTACCTCGAGTTGTAGTAGCGACCATCGGTCGTCGTCTCGTAGTTTTTGTTTCTGAAAAACCATGCGAGCATCTGAACTGGATAGCTGGCCGAAAACTGAAGCTGAATCGTCTGCGTATTAAATGTCAGGGCTGCCTCCTTCTGGACGCGGTTCACGATGTATTTGAGTGGTGTGTTTGTGTAATAAAGCTTCTCTGCATTCTCCAAGAGGATCTCCTCGGTGATGAGGTTTGGCCAGAGGGTCGTACCGACCGGATAGATGTCTGTGTTGTTCGCGACGGGGGCGTTGCACCACCAGGTGTTGGGATTGAACGTGACTCGCACGTACAGCCGTTGGTTCCACATGGCGCAGACTGGAAAGTACGGCCGACGGAGGCGCTCGCGTCCCCTGTTGTTGTGGGAATGGCGACGGCAAAAGAAGAAATCAAGAGGAATTGTGATATTCTGCTGAACCTGCGAGTTGATGTTCGACCCACCGATGGCTGCATAAATGCCGAGTTGCTCGTCTGCGTCCAGGAAGAGCTGGTCCCGCATGACGTACCAGTCGTCGTAGAGAGTCTCGACGATCGTCTCGTTCACCAGGAGGTCAACCTGCTTTATGAGCGCACGGCCGACGTGGTCGGTATACTGAGCCGTTCCGGGAAGGGCCGGGAGGGTCACACTCAAGTACATGTTCGAGAGCAGATGACCCAACTCGGTCGGACGGAGCTCAATCTGGACCACCTGACCCTGATAATATGGGCTGGGTGGAGGGAACTGATAGTTCTTTTGGTACATGACAAAGTTGGAATATCTCTTGAATGCAGGGTTCCATTGAGACTTGGTGAGGTCGTCCGTCAAAAGGTACTTCTCCTGAGGACCAATCGCCTGAAGTGCCAGGATCGACCCAGAACTGAACCCCTCCCCCTTTGACTCTTTGTACTCACTCTGTGGAAATATTTCTAGGGACGGCTCGGCATTCCATGCCGTGTTCGAGTTCAGGTCCCTCTGTTCAGGGTAATTCCCGATTGAAATTGAGGAAGGCATGGTGACAGGTGGCAGATCCGAGAGG